GCAGCATCAACAAGACCAGCATCGGGCGCGCAATTTATATTGCTGATTGAGACGCCTTCAATAAAGCTGGCTGTAGAAATCAATTTTACAGGAATGCTTATTTCTGTTGTGTAGACCCCATTTATAACAGCATTGAGCAAGGCAGAAGTGTCAGCCTTAACCAAAACAACATTTTCCACAGAGAACGACGTTTGGGCTGCGTATAAGTTTTCAAGGTAGCAATTTGAACCTTCAAGAAGAACCATTGCAGAGCCTGATGGATAACCACCAAGCGGCTCCCTTCCATAAATTCCCCTTACATCTTTAACCGTTCCCAGAAAAGCATCTGGACCAAGATGAATGCCAATCCTCGCGTTCCACACCACAATATCTTGCAGATAAGGCGTGTTATACTGGCAAGAGATTTGGGTTCCATCAAAATATGCTTCATCACCGGCGGGCTGCTCAAACTGAATGCCCGTGATTTTGACAGCAGCACCACCAGCCTCAAGGGCTGTGTATCCATCGTTGACCAGGTCAATAATTGTCCGCCGCGTAGCCGCACCTTTGAACCAAACCCCACGGGGAATAGTCACAGTCCCGTCAATGCGATAAGAGCCGCAATCCAGTTCAAAGATGCCCTCGCGGGTCTGGGAGGTGTATGCAGACAGCGCCTTGTTGAACAATGCCGTCTGGATCGTGTTTGTCTGCCCAATCGCAAAGATGCCCCACCACGCAGCATAGGCGTGCTTACTGTCCTCGCCGATACCAAGCGCGCTATCGTTTTCAAGATAAATCTGCCCGTCACCAGCAAAAATCTGCTGCTTCGAAGATGCGCTTATCCTGTTTCGAATGGTGACAGTTTGCCCTGCGGGAATGGTGATCATGCCGCCAGTTTCAAAGAAGATCGGCACATCTATGTAGCGAGTGTTCAAGCTGAACGTGCCGCGCGGCACATTGATATATCCGATCTCAGTGGCCATCGTGTCAAATGCGTCGCCATCATTTGTCACGCCATCACCGACAGCGCCAAAATCTTTTACCGAAACCTTCTCTTGAAGGCGGTTTGTCAGACTGCGGTCAACCGCATCGTTGCTGCCTTCGTTGTAGGTAATCTGGTCGCTAAAAGATGCCGATGTGCCGGGCGTGATCCCGTATCCAGACGGCGCATAGATCACCAGTTCATTGCGCTTGTTCCGCACCGTGATCGAAAAATAGTCGTTGGTGTAAACAGCCGCAGGCGATCCATTCCGCGACGGATAACCGTTGATCGTGCGGATTGGCTGGGCGGCAGGCTGCGTCAGCGCATTGTCCCAATAGACTTGGATCGGATTGGTCTCGGGGTTCTGATCGGCCACGCCGAAATACAGAAAGCCCGCGTCAAGCGGATCACCGTTCTTGTCGGTGAAGATCGGATAGGGCGGGGCGAGTTGCGTCAGCGGCATCGGGCATCCTTTCGCGTGATTTTTACCACGAAATGCGGGTGTTTGGATAGGTTCATTGCTGGCCACCGATCGTCATGCGTCCAGTGATTGGAATGTTCGGACCTATGCTTTCCTCTTGTGACAGCGCAGCACCTGCACCAGCGCCAACAGCGGGCGCCCTGGAGGTCCCCACGATCTGCCGTGGCGCGCTTCGCTGTCCGGCACCAAAGGCAGCCATAGCCGCGCCATATGGCTCACGGATGATTGAGCCTAGCCAGTTCTGCAAAAGGAACTGACCTGGACCAGATGCCGTAAAACCAGATGCAAGCCGCTGGATCATTCCGGCAGCTGCGTTTGCGCTGTTTGATGCGTTTACCGCAGCGTTTGTTGCACGCGCAGCGACATTGGCAAACTGGGTTATCGTGTCGCGTTCCGTTTTGCTGAACAGGTTATTCACCACGCCGGGGTTATTGCTTTGCAAGTTTTCCCACGACTTCTTAAAATTGACACCAGAGACTTGGCGCTCCCCACCCCTGAACGCGCCTTCTGCCGTATCAGTAAGTCGAATCAAAGCCTCTTGGCGCAGAGCATTCCATTCAGCTTCCGGCAGCTTGCTTTTCAGTGTGATCAGATCACGAGGCAGCTTTGTTTTGGATGCCAAACCGGATGCGGTCATGGTGAAGATTGCATTGGCAGCTTCTTCCGGCGCGACCTTCAACTGCCGTTGGCCATCACGCGTGACTTTTTCGGTCAGCACGTTCAGGACGCCTCCCTTGCTTTCCCACGTCTTGGCATATTCGGCCCAGTTCGTGATAGCGTTTTTCCATGCCGACACCGCCGACTGATCGCCAATCAAAAGTTGATTGTCCACGGCAGCCGTCAGGCGCTCGTCAAAGTCCCTCAAGACCTTTCCAGCCGCCGCCGCCTCAACGGTCGGCGCACCACTGCGCAGATTGCTCACCTGCTTGCGCCAAGTTTGCAAAGACTTGATGTCACCGCCATTGGCCATGATCTCGTCAAGGCGCAAAAGCAGACCGTCCATTTGTGGCGCAGTGATCGGGTCAAAGCCCTCTCGGTAAGTGCTCCGCACGGCGTCTGCGATGTTTAATGCCTCGTCTGGCTGCACGTTCGCAGCGCCAGCCGCACGGGCTTGGGCATAAAGATCATTTGCACGCGCCTTGTCACCCGCTCGCGCGGCGACTAAAGCTTCCTGCGCAAGCTGACCGCCTTGACCTTTTGGAACTGGAATTGAACCAGGCGCAATGCCTTCGGAAATTGCAGTGATGTTTCCGCGCAGTGCCTCTTGCTGGCCTTTTCTGAATTCCGTCATCCGCTTTTCGGCAGCGGAACCATAAGCACCACTTGCCATCATGTCCTCGGCAAGCTGCTGCCCTTTGCTGCCGGTGATCTGGCCGCGCGTCATCGGCACCTCAACTGGCAGATTTTGCGACATAGCCGTGACGGCGGCCGCACCAGGCTCAACACCAGCGCGGGCCTGCTTCTGGATCTCGGCGGCCACCGCAGCCGTCACCTGATCCGGATCAAGCCCGGCATCGCGCACCAGCTTTGCAGGGCCGGGAAGCAGTCGGCCATCCGGACCAAGCACACGCTCCGCGCCGCTGCGACGTGCTGCGCCGACAAGCGAACCGACCACGTTGAACAGCTTTTCCCCAGCAACACCACCAGCAGCGCCAATTGGAATGTCAGTCACCTGAAACGGAGCGCCGCTCAAGGCAGAGCTTGCGCCTTCCACCACGGCAGCCTCGGTTGCACCGATGGTAGCAGCGCCCAGCGCGCCAGTCGTTGGCAGGCCAACAGCGCGCAGGCCGCGTCCGATAGGCGTTGACGCAGCAACAGCGCCAGCAGCCTGCATGGCCTCAGTAAAGCCCAGTCCTGGCTCGTTCGGGTAAACCCGCGTGAACTGGCCGGTCTTTTCGCCACCACGGTAGACAGGAAGCACAGCATACAATCGGCCAGCGTCATCTTCGCCAAACTCTGCTTCAGGCTCGATCTTGGCAATTCCGCTGCGCAAACGGTCAGGGCTGCGCGTCGTAGCAAGCAATGCCGTCATTTGCGCGGCCTTGGCAGGAGGCAAGCCAAGGTTAGCTTTGACCATTGCCGGAATGGTGGGGTCAGCGTCAGAACCAGCAATAAATGTCCAAAGCCGAGACAAAACGCCGGGCTCTTCTTTTGGCGGTTGCGCGCCAAGCATTTTCTGCAACGCAGCGAAAGCCTGATCTTCGGTTTCTGCCGTGACCTTGTATTTCGCTCCGTCCGGGGTGGTCAGTTCAAAATCAGCCATCATTCGATCCTTTGAATGGTGACGCCATCAATCACGACTGGTTGCGTTGCAGTTGCCGGTGCTGTTTTTGGCGCCCTAAAATCAGCAAGCGGGTTAGGCAAGTCGCGCAAAGCCTTGCGGGCCTCTGCCTGCGTTATATCGCCATCCAGAGCCTGCCCTGCAATGATCGATGCTGCCACGTCGTATTCGTTAATGGCGCGAATTGTCTCGATGATAACCTTGTTGCCTCCGGGCTGATTTATCAACGCAGGCAAAGAGGCTTTAAATAGAGCAAGGTCGGCATCCGACATAGTTCCAGACCCCGGCGCACGCTGTTGTGGAACAAGGCGGTTAATGGCAGCCTGTGCCGCCTGAATTTCTCCAAGCCCCTCGGTGTTGATGCCGTAGCCACCCAAGAAAGCCTTGAACGATGCCCCAGCCCCAGTTTCAACGCTGGACAGGTTGGTCTCAAGGTTCTCAAGCTCCACCAGTGAGCGGCTCGCAGCCGTTCCTTGATTAACAACTCCAGAAAATTGCGTTGCTGCCTCAGTACCAGCTTTCTTTGCAAACTCAGTTTCACCCGCGCCGACGATGTTTTGCACCAGCGGGCCTTTGTCAGAAGTTCCACCCCGAAGCATAAAGTCCTGATATTCAGGCGTGCCCTCCGTTAGACCAGCAGCTTTTGCGCGCTCTTGCAGCGTGCGGAATGTCCCCGTTGCCTCACCGCTTTGACCTGTGGCGTCAAGGATTGCCTTCATCGTATCCTCGGGCAGGGCTCCAGACGCCGTCAGTAGCGCCAGCGTAGCCACACCTTGGCCCTGCGGGTCAATCTCCACCAACTTGCGGTTGGCGCGCAGGGCAGCGGCTTCCTGCGTGTTTCCTGAGTTATCTGCGGCGGCAATGCGCTCGTCCAGCATGGCCAGAGCCACCTCGGGCTTTCCGCTCAAAAGGCTTGTTGAAAGCTGAATGCCGAATTGCGTGTCAGCAGCGCGGCGCGGTGCTTCCATTGCCTGATAAGCGGTCTGGAAATCTCCAAAGGTCGAGGCATTGTTCAGCGCAAATTGGTTCAGTGCGTCCGTTGTCAGCGTGCCGCTAATGGCCATTTCGCGCAGTCCAGAAAGTTGCGCCTGCATAGCCTCAGCTTGTGCGCGCTGGCGTTCTGCGTCGGCTCGGCGCATTTGAAACTCTTCCGCCGCGCGCGCCTCTTGCGTGTCACGCAATCCCATCATCTGCTCACGCTCTTGCATGACTTGGCGCTGCTCAATGTCTTGGCGACCTATGGAATACCCACGGAGTGCGCCCTCGATTGGGTTCAAAACGTCAAGCCTGTAATCAATTGGTCCAACCATCAGATGCCCCCCCCGCCGTAGAACATGCCCTGACCAAATGTCAGAGGCGCAGAAGCGCCTTTAGGCGTGAAGCCCTGATATGCCAAGCCACGACCAGCAAGCGTCCCGACGCTGCCAAGCACGTTCCCCCAAGCCTGCCCTTGGGCCAGAGCCGATCCCGCCTGAGCCGCGCCCTGCTGCTGCATCAGGTTCGAAATGTTTGCACCAGTCTGCATGCCAGCCGTTCCTACGCCAGCGGCTGAGGCTTGCCCCATTTGAGCCAAACCGCCAAGCCGCCCATATTGCTGCTCAATCAAACTGGAAAGAACTTGCGGGCGGAACTGAGCCAAAGCACCTTGAATGTTGCCGCCACGCAAGCCGCCGGTCGCCGCTGCGCTCTGCAAGATCGCCTCTTCGCCCTGACGGGTCAGCGCCGAAAATTCTGGACCTTGCTCAATCGCCTGGATGGCTGCGCGCTGCGCCTCTGGCCCATCGACGCCTACAAGAGCCGCCTGCTGGCCAAGGGCCGTCGTTCCCGCACCGACAAACGGAGAGAGGAGTTGTTGGACGGCATTAAACTGGCGGCGCTGCTCCTCAATCCCAGCATCAGCAGCAGCTGTCTGTGCAGAGGCTGCTTTGCTTGCCGATTTAGACTGAACAACCCCACTTACAACAGTGCTGCCGACAATGGCTGCTGCGATCCAGCTCATGAGAACGATCCCCCAAGGTATTTGTGAACGGCAGCGTCAATCGCCTGCATGTTCAAAGCCTGCTGCTCCGCGTCTCGCCAAGCATCGCTCTTGTCCACATACATTTCTTCCAGCTTCTCGATGTCGGTTTCTTCGGTTGCATAAGCATTCACGAAAACCGTGTCCTCGATGATGTAGGCAAACTTGCGACCAGGCTGGCCTGTGAAGATGTATGGCCCCTCGATCACCTTGGCCTCGCCGTTGACGATGACCGCCATCTTGCCCTTGAGCATAATGTTCATGTGCTGGTCTTTGTGGGCATGGCCCATCACATAGGTGCCAGCGGGCAGGAACGCCTCGCGCATATAAATGCCAGGGCCGAAATGATGCTGAACAGGGCAATCAATCTGCGGCGCGGCAAGCATCATCGCCTCGATCTGATCAAGCGACGTTGCAACCGCGATGTCTTGATTTACCTGCACCGGCTCGCCCTCTGCGGAACATGCCTGCTGGCGGGCGATCGTCTCAGCGCCGTCAGTATCGCAGAATTTGCGTTGTGCGGCAAGGTTTGTCATTGCAAGCGGAACCTCTGCGCGATTTCGAACGGGTTGTAGAGCGACAGCGGATCGACGCGTTCCTCGCGGCGGGCATAGAGATCGTTCACATCGCGCGGCGGCTGATAACCTTGGGCGAAATTCTCAACGCTTTCAGGCCGCGGCTGCGGGCGCGTTGGCGTTTTCCCAGGACCAGAATAATCTCCGAGAATGCGGGAAATATAATTCTGCGTCTCTGCAAACGGAGGCACCCCACCATATTTGCGCACGGCACCGGGTCCTGCATTGTATGCGGCCAAAGCCAGCACAGGGTCACCGAACGCGTCAAGCTGCTGACGAAGGTAGCGCGCGCCGCCACGCAGGTTCTGGATCGGGTCAGACGGGTCAACACCGAGTTCCGCCGCTGTGCCAGGCATAAGCTGGGCCAAGCCAGATGCGCCCTTTGAAGACACTGCATCTGGGTTGAATGAACTTTCCTGACCGACAAGGCGCAAAAAAAGATCAGGGTCAACGCCTTCTTCGATAGCAATCATGCGGGCGGTTTCGCGGTAGTCCATTATGTGATTTCCCTTCCAGAGCAGCGAATGGTGAGCGACGTTGCAGCCGATGCCAGCGTTGAAATCAAGTTTCCAGCGTCAAGCACTTGGCCGACCAGTTCTGGGCAGGTGTAAGTTTCATCGGGCGCGATGGTTCGCGCGTCAATCACAAGGTTAGATGCCGAAGCAGAACCGCCTGTTTCAACTAAGTTGACAGAAATTATCACGTTCGCAACGCTGGTGTTGGTGACAGTGAACTTGTCAATGATCGCCTTGACGGCATCAGCCGTGTATTGCGTTGTCTGCGCGTTTTCAGCCTGCTTGGCTGGGATCAGAACCTTGGGTGTGACTGCCATGATGATTTCCTACTGTTCTGTCTGTGTGACGGCGAGGATCACGGCCGGTGCCGCTGGGGCAAAGGCGGTGGCGGCCACGGTCGCAATGCTGACGTTGATGCTGTCCGATGCATACATGATTTCAATAAAGTCTCCAGCCAGCAAAGAGTCAACTTCGTTCAGCGTTACCACAAGATAGCCGTTGTTCAGGGTGATCGACGCGACCCTAGCAGAGTTGGGAAAATTTGTGGTTCCGTTCTTGCGCAACCAAACCCAAACGGCTTTTTGGGATGAGTTTCCAGATGTGATTTGCACGGAGCAGGCAATATTGTAGAGCCCCGCCTGATCTACATAAACTTCTGACGTAGTCGTGCCGATGTACACGCCGTTGGCAATTTCCGTATTGGTGAACAGCAGCGGATATGCCGTATTGGCCAGCAGAGGCGTTTGGCTATTCGTTTTGGTGAACTCGCCGTAATACTTCTGCTGCTCGATCGTCGGCCGCACAAAGATCACGCCATCGGTCGTGCCGACCTGCAGAACGGCCGCGATCGGGATCACATTGTCGGGCGCCGTAGGCTTCACGTTTGTAAAACCGCCGGCAACAGTGGGCGATGCATAGAGAATGTCGCCCAGCGTGAAGGCGCTGGTGTTCAGATCGCGGACAAAGCCCCAGACCGTGCAGTATCCCTTGTCGCCAGTGTCGGGCAGATCGTGCGTCATCACGCCGACCACATACAGGGACGGGGTTGCACCATCGGCCAGGTACGGTGCGACCGCCAGCGCGCTGTCAGGGATGGCGCCGGTGAACCCTACGACTGTGCCGTTGGGGATCGTCACGCCGGTGAAGTTCGCCACCCTGGCATATGTCTCCATGCCGATCTGCTGGACGACATCGTATTCCATGCTTAGATCAAGTGTCTGATCTTTGCCATTCCAAGCAAGTCTCCCGATGTTGCTTACGTGCGGAGCAGACAAATTAAAATCAACATAGTCGGTCCGCACAGAGTTGTGAGTTTCGGCAATCGGTGCCTTCGCCAGAAGATCAGCCAGCCGCTCCGCAGATGTCGCGGTTGACAGCGCCACTTCTGCCTTGTTATCAGCGGCACCCACCGCATAGCTATTGTCGAAAATCAGTTGCGTGAGCGTTGCAATGTCCGCAGGCGTCAGTTGTCCAGCCACAGTGAACAGGCGCTCGATCGCCCGGATAGCGTCCGGGTCATTCCCGACAAAGCGAGCGATCTGGTTTCGGTTGAGCGGGGTCGGATCAGCCATCAGAAGTTCAGCGGCTCAAGCCGCGCCTCCAAGCGTGCCACTGCAAGCTGGGCATCACTGGTGCCCCGGAACTTCTGCAGCCGCCAGTTCCGCATGCTACCTTGCTGCAGCCATACGATCCGCTTGTCATACTGGCCCAGCGTGCCCACCCGTGCGGGCTTCTCGACGCTGTAGGTCAGGCCATCGACCGAATAGGACGTCCACACCGTCGGGTCAGCACCGGGCTGCACGCGGCCTGTGAGAGCCACCAGTTCCATTTCGTGGAAGATCGCGCCGCGACTTTCGTTGTAGCCGATCATCGTGCCGAACTCCCAGCCGACAATCTGCCCCCAGTGGGTCGCAATGTTCTTGTCCAGATAGCCCACATCGGTCGCGCCAGGCTTGCAGACGTTCCAGCGGTCATAGGCCCAGACCGCGTCGCAGACGTTCCAGCGGCCAAGCCCGACAAGCGTTGATCGCAGAAAGAACCACACCGGTTGGCCGAGAACCTGAGAGGCCGCAGCATCAAACACGATCGTTTGATCGAACAGATGAATTTCCAAGAATTGGTGCGCACCCTCGGTCCGTTCCTGCATGAACGAAGTCGAAAGCTGGGCTTCGGTATATCCTGCAAGGATTTCTTCAATCTCGCGGGTGGCGATCTTTTGCGCCGTGCCGTTTGCCCCGATCCAAACCGAGACACTCTCGTTCACGCCGCTGCCCATGAATGCAATGGTTTCATTGTAAACGCAGCAGGTGTGCGTGCCGAGCGTGCCCTTTTGGATTTGCGCACCCGAGATGCGCTGAAACGGAAAGCCAGGAGTTCCGGTGTTGTCGAACACCTCGATGGTGTGCCGGTTCAGCGCATAGATTTCATTGCGCAGCTTGAGCAACGCCTTGATCGGATCGGGGTCAGCTTCCGACGACCCATATTTGAGCGGATCCACCGCAAACGGGTCGTTCAGTTCCGTAATCACAAGAAATTCGCCGTCGGTCGTCATGAAATAGCCATCGACCCAGACCACCGTCAGCGCCGTGCCTAGATCTGGGTCAGTGACCTGCGCCAGCGTCGTGCCGTTGTAGAGATAGAGCCGCCCGCCTGATGCCACTGCCAGATAGTCAAAGCTGTAGGTCATCGTTACGCGACCGCCAGGGCCAACATCGCCGATCACCGTGACAGTTCCGTTCTGCGCCACCGTGACCAACTTGGTGCCCATCACGCGATAAAGCACGCCGTTCCAGTTGAGGCCGCCACGGTTGGCGCCTGGGCCGTCGCCAGTTTTCACGATCCCATCGGCAGGGCGCAGATAGCCCTCCGAAATCCCGGTCGACTTCGGGACCGGGACCAAGTTCACCGGATAGCTGGTCCGAAAGTTCGGGCTTCCATCAGTGAAAATGCCGTTGAGGATTGGAATTTGCATCAGCCCACCCGGTACCAAGCCGACGTGGCCGCATCAAAGCGCATGGTGAAGAACGCATTGGCCGCCGCCAAGGTTGTCGGTGCGCCCGTCACCGTCGCGCCACCCGCCGAAACGGTCAGCGCGGTGACGATCTGTGTGCAGTTGACGCTGACCTCGGCCTTATCCCCTGGCGCAGAAGGCAGAACGATCGTGCCGGTCGCAAAGGTGCCGGTGGGCGTCAGGATCAGCCAAGTGTCACCCTGAGCGACGGTCACCGTGAAGGCTGTGGCGCTTGGCGCGGAATACTGCGTCGTCAGCGCCCCAGGCAGCACCAGTGCGCCCTGCAGGTAGCTGGTGAGCAGGCTGATTGATGCCTTGCGCGTGTCGCCGTCGTTTGTGGCCCAGACCGCAAGCAAATTGCCTGGGGAAAGCGTGTCGAGGGCGGATAGCTTGTTGATGCTGGTCATCGGTTTACTCCAAATCGAGGATGCTGTCCGGGCCAACCGTCAGCGGATCAGTGGGTTGGCGCAAGAACGGGTCGTTGGAATAACCCCAGTCCTTATTTCCGGCGCCGCTCGGAATAGCCATGCTATCCAATTGCATCTCGATCGGCTTGGCCGATTGCGCGATGATCTGGTTATAGGCGTTCTTGGCCGAAGCCTTGGTGTCTGGCGAGACCGTCTTGCCGTAGCCTGGCGCGATCCGCAC